AGTCCAGAACCTCCCCCCATTTCTTTCGTTGGTACATAAGCTCCGATGACATCGTATGTATGATTTGTGACAATGAGGGGGACATTTGCTTGACCGAGTTTGAGTGTGAGCATTCTAAATGCACCCTTGACCAGTTGAGATTTAGTCATGTCACGAACTTGCTTATCATCAAGTGCGTCTCTAATCTCTTTCTCAGTGGAGAGCATTCCTAAAGAGTCTAGCACAAACATACAAGGTTTGCGATCCTCTGTAGGTGTTTTCAAATACATATCAATTGCTTTCAGTGCCTTACCACGAAAATCTTCAATGGTAACTACTTCAACTATAGCAATTCGTTTAGTATCTATCCCACGAGACTCTAATAACTCTTTGTTAATAGCAGATTCAGTATCGAAGTACAGAGCATAAGCGTCAGGATTATTGTCCAAGAAATTCTTGACAACTGCGAGGGCAAAGTAAGTTTTACCAGTAGAAGTTTCACCAGCGATGGCAGTAATGCGATTGCTACTAACACCACCACTAAGGGAACCAGAAACCAATCCATTAAAGATGAGCGATCCCGTGTCGATATATGTTTCAATAGTTTCTTTATCGGCTGCCACTCTAGCATAGTCAGATCCAATTTCCTTTACTATCTCTTTCAAAAAATCCATTATTTTTTCTTGGGTGTGTGTCCATGTGCTATACCTAGCTCATGCATCTTAGCATGTTCGTCAATAGGATCTCGTAGTTCTTTACCACCTTCTCCAAAGGTAAGATACAATCCATACCCCACTACAAATAACAATACTAATACTATGAAAATTACAAATCCATATTGAGGATTTACATGTCCATGAGGAATAATTGCTTCCTTACATTTAGTCCAAGTACCAGGTAAATGGTACACTGGTGGGCAAGCCGAAAAAATCATTTTAGATACTTGTTGATAACATCGATTTGGTCTTTGTACTTAGCAATAATGTTTAGTTCATTTTCTATTGCTTCTGTTATATCAGAGTGCTCTCCAATACCAGCAGGGTTAGAAAGATAAACCTCCACGTTTGCTAAGTGTTTTTGTATATCCCCTTGAGCATGTGCCAAGAGTGCTTTGATAAGTTGTTCTCTCATTAGATTACCATACCATACTTTTCTCTAATTATCTTTTTGTAAGGACCACCAGGATTATCATCCCGTACTTCCTTTACAATTTTTAATCTGTTATACAGTGATGTGTCACCTCCAAGTGTGAGAGACTTGAGAATTGTTGCCAAGTCTTTATCGTTGATTGGTAAATCCATAGAAAATAGATAACGTTTACATTATAGCACTAAACAAAGAAAGATTCCAGAGTTGCTGTTTTTTCTACAGACCACCCTATTGAATCTAGTATAGCCTTCAATGGTTCAATGAAGGATTTTTCA